AGTATAGGGGGCCGTCAGATTTGATACCTTATTTCCCCATCCTATTAACCGCATTATATCATAACGCACACCGCATTTATAAAACTGCACAACTGGCACCCATCCATTTTGTGCACTTCCTACAAACCCGAAAAATCGCTAAAATAATGCTTGACAAATAAGCACTCGCCTGCTATACTATAATCAGAAAGAGGGAAACAAACCTCGATCTAATGAACCAACAAAACCGAACAAAACAGAAAGGATGTTAAACCATGACAAAGTACATCACCAGAACCGTAGAATCCTACACCTACAATTTCGGTATCATCCAGGGAACAAGCATCACGCACGTCGGCTCCTATGACGCCGACAACAAGCTGGGCGAGAGAGCTGTCAAGAAGATCGCCAACACCTTCGTAAAGGGTGCTATTTGCTACAGAGTAGACACTCACGACAATCTCTACCGGATGCCTATGGACTTCTTCCTAGCCAACGCGGAGAGGGTTGAGAAAGAGGAGGACATGTAATGATATTCGTAAAATGGCGCATCGATGGCGAGGAAGACTCAACATGCACTACGTTTGAGCTATATGACTCGCTAATCACAGCTATCGCAAATCTTCACGGCGAATTGATCAGCGTAAAAGTGATATCTATTTAAGGAGGTCAATTAAAATGAAGCGTCATATCATCGTTGAAACAACCGATCTAAAGCATTGCCTGATAGCCGCCAATTTCTTTAGGAACTGCAACACACCGCTATATTTAATCCGCCAGCGGGGCGTCTGGCAATTAAGTGCCCGGTATTAACCGGGCACTTTTCATGCCCATACACCCCACTTGTTAAAATTTTAACAATCGAACATTTGTTCGCACTCATGGGCCGCCTCCGGCATCGACTAACCCGCCCCAACCTACCAATTTAATTGGTAGGTTTAACATCGCACACCCGGTTAGCGTAAGCTAACACTACTTTACACAAACCCATGAAAATTCCGCATGTCGTGTTCATAACTAGTTCACACTTCCTTGCTACAATACATTACAGAGAGGAGGACAAACCAAATGAAATACGTCACAAGAGAGCGAGCTGTTAGCGCCTTCCGATTTGGGAAGCACATCCCGCCCAAGTGGTACATGGACCTATTGAACCGTGGAAAAGTGTTTGCAAGTAGAGAACACAGCGAAAAAGGTGTAGAACTAAAACTAAAAATCGTATTACCTGGCAAGACATGCCTTGCAGTCCCCGGCGATTGGATTCTATTAGACCCCGAAGGCAAAATAAGCGTGCTTTCCCATGATGAATTTGTACGCACATACAGGGAGGTAAACGATGGATGATTATGCTGTAGGAAGATTCAAAGCGTTTTATAACCTCATTATTTACGGCTACGATGCAATGAACTCACCTCAGGTGGTAAACTCCAGTTGCCGTAATAACCAGGAACAAGAGGAGGGCTACAATGCAGGAATAGCAGAAATTGCACTTAATCGTGAATGCATAAAGGCATATATTGAAAGAAGAACTACCGAACGATATTTAGACGCATGCACAAAACGAAAAAGAAATGATCGTACTGAATAAAGGGTAATAGGGCTCCTAAAAGCCCGTAAAACTATTTCACATATGACCTAGAGCGCACAATATAGCGGAAAGAAAAAGATTGCGCAAGAGTTTCGCAGAAGAATCCACACCTAACCCTTCCTAGCCGGTCTGTGGGTTATCAGGCCGGACCCCACGGGGCAAACCCGCTCCCTCTAATCACAAAATGAAAGGAAGTGAACACTCCCTCCACAATTCAATATGTCGAAACGGTACATTTTTAACAGTACAGAGGGAAGCGAGCAAAATCCCCGCGATTCTAAATTTAAAGAAAGCAAGAACTTGAACAGGAGGAAAAACCATGGCAAAGTACATGACCAGAACAGTAGATACTTATATCTATCATCTGGGGAACATCGAGAACAACGGCGATGCAACCACCATTATCCCCGTAACTGACATTTCCAGCGAAAAGAAGCTGGGCGAGCGAGAGACAAAGAAGCTCCTGAAAGAGCACGGTGCACAGATCGTTTATAAGATCGATAACGTGCCCCATACCTACCGCCTGTCCCTTGACAAGTTCATGGAGCTGGCCGAAGAAGTCCCCGCAAAGAACAACCAGTAAAACAACCATAATATAGGAGGAAATAATCATGGATATGAATAAGCAGATGCAGGAGTTTACCGGCTCCGAGACTTCCGACATGTTTGTCAGCTTTGACCCCGTCTCTGCTGAGGAGAAAATTAAGCTGTATAACGCTATCAACGCTCCCGAAACCCGTATCGCCGACATGGTGAATAAGCCCATTTGCCTGACAGACGTTATCATGGTCAAGTGCAAAATCAACGACAGAGGCCGCTCCGCTGAGCGGGACGCAATCCGCGTCATCCTGATTGATGACCAGGGTGACACTTACGCCGCCACTTCTTCTGGTATCACCAACAGCGTGCGTAACATTTTCAACATTTTCGGCACCCTGCACTTTCCCGATGGCCTGAAGGTTACTATCGAGCAGATTAAGACCAGTAACGGCAACACCCTGACAATGAAACTGGTTGCCTAACAAATCCGTCCCGCTATTCAATCCAGGGAGGGGCGCAAGCCCCTCCCTTTAATTAAAGGAGGTGTAAAATGGCATCCCGCACAGTATCCGAAAACACAAGCCGCATCTTAACAGAGGGGGCCGATTTTATCTCAAAGAAATTTCGCCTACCATGTGAGATCGACCCAGACGCGGCTTTAGTTCTAGCTCAAATTGCAACATTTGGGAAGGGGGTCATGGTATGGCACGGAGGAAAAGAGGTACAACAGGATCAGCTGAAAATAAAAGTGTCTATAACCCAACAGAACAACAACTGAAAAAGCTACAAAGCGAGATAAAGAACTACAACAGGCGTTTACAGAGCGCAATTAAAAGAACATCTCCAGAACTAAGAGAATATTTACCACCGAAACTTTCATATACAGAGGAAGCAGGTAAAATAAAATCAGCAAAGGGATTTAAGCGTAGAATAGAGACCCTACAGAGATTTGATAGGGCCGGACTTGAGCTAACAACCTTTGAAGGCCGCCCAATAGCAAAGGCATCGCTTGACCTGTTAAAGCGCTCAGTGGCAGAAGAGAATAGACGGCGCAAAAAGCGACTTGCCACACAGGCAGAAGCACAAGAGCGTTTAGGTAGATTTCCTACTCAGCCCGTATATGGCACAAGGCCAATAACGCTCTCAAAAATAATAGCAGACGAAGAAAAGCGTAGTAAAATAGAAATAGACTTCCTAGAGCCCTCAGAAGCCGACCCACTAACAGAAGCATACAGGCAAAATTACATTAGGCATGTATATGAAGCCATGCAATTATGGAACATGACAAACGGAGAGGACCCAGAAGTAACTAATCTTATAATGCAAATCATAGGCTTAGTATCAAGTGCATCAAAAGAAGTTATCGACGCTTCAATAGGCATACCAGAAACAAGGATAGATATAGTTTCAGACTATGAGTTATTCATGAATAACCTAGCCTACATACTGGGGCTATGGGAAAGCCTATGATATGGGAATATATGCGGCTGACTTTGAAACAACTACAAATCCCGATGACTGCCGTGTGTGGGCATGGTGCATTTGCAATATATACGACATAGATTCTACAATATCATATGGTGAGACGATTGAGAGCTTCATAGAATATGTAGGAAAATTACATGGTAAAATATACTTTCACAACCTGAAATTTGACGGCGCATTTATTGTAGATTACCTCTTAAAAGAAGGATATGTGTACTCACAATATAGAAAGATACATAGGAACGAGTTTAGCACCTTAATATCAGACATGAGGCAATGGTATCAGATCAGATTTGTGCCAGATAGGAAATCCGGATCAGACGATGAAATACAAATAATAGATTCCCTGAAAATACTTCCAATGCCAATATCTGATATGCCCAAATCTTTCGGAATCGAGGAAAAGAAGCTAGAAATTGACTACCACGAGGACAGAGAAATAGGCCACATACTAACGCAAGAAGAAAAAGACTACATTTCTCACGACGTAATAATATTAGCAAAAGCGCTAAAATTTATGTATGACCACAATCAAACAAAACTTACAACCGGGTCAAACGCATTAAACGATTACATACACAGGCTAGGAAAAGAAGAGTATAAAGTAAGATACCCAGAACTAGACCTACCCACCTTCACAGATTTCAAGAAAGCGTATAAGGGTGGCTTTACCTATGTAAACCCGGCCTACAAAGACAAGGAAGTCAAAGAGGGCGCCGTATTTGATGTAAATTCAATGTACCCGTGGGCAATGAAAAATTGCCTACTACCCTACGGAGAGCCTGTATATTTTCCAGAGAAATACAAACAAAACCCCATGTACCCCCTATACATACAATGCATATTATGCGAATTTAAGCTAAAGCCAAATCACTATCCATGCATACAGATAAAAGGGCATTTCATGTACCACGACACGGAGTATTTAACACAATCAATAGAGCCAACCTACTTATACTTAACAAGCGTAGATGAGAAGCTAGTATTCGATCACTATGACGTTAATGTAATAGAGTGGTGCGGCGGATACATGCTAAAAGGAACGCACGGCCTATTTGACGAATACATAGACTATTGGTACAATGAAAAGACCGAAGCCAGAATAGAGGGCAATCCCGGGCGCGAGAAAATAGCAAAACTAATGCTAAATTCCTTATACGGAAAATTTGGGTCAAAGAAAAGAGGAAAATCCTGCATCCCGTATCTAAGAGAAGATGGAAGAGTAGGATTTAAACTATCAGAGGAGGAGATAAGAAAAGGCGGCTATATTCCTATGGCGTGCTTTATAACCGCCTACTGCCGAGACAAGATAATCCGAGGTGCACAGATATGTGGAGATAGATTTATCTATGCAGACACAGATAGCTTACATGTAGCAGGTACAGAACCGCCGGAAGGGCTGTGGGTGGACAACAAAGCCCTAGGGGCATTTAAGTTAGAAGAAACATTCATAAGAGCTAAATTTATACGACAGAAAACTTACCTAGAAGTAACACTAGGAAAAGACTATCAAGAAAAAATCAATATAAAATGTGCTGGTATGCCTAAAAACGTCAAAGAGACAATAACTGAAAGCGAATTCAAGGAAGGCGCAGTATTCGATGGAAAACTCCTTCCCAAAATCGTCCCCGGCGGCGTCATTTTGAAGGAGACAACTTTCAAAATAAAAAAGGCAAAAGGGGTTGACAACTCGCTTTCATTATGATACAATACCATAGAGGGGTCCTTGCTTTCCTAGTGTCCCCGTCCGGGGCACCGGGGCGAAGAGCCTTCCCGGGTGGGAATTGGCGGTGGTGTGCTGACACAGTGGAGGGCAAGGATTTCCCTTATTTTACAGAGGTGATAAAGTGGACACTAAGGACACGTCCATGTATTACAATGCAGATGACACGCTCTCAAGAAACAGGTTATTTAATTTTGTTGTAGGCGCTCGTGGAGCTGGTAAGACCTACGGAGCCAAAAAGAGGGCAATTAAAAATTTCATCGAAAAAGGCGAACAATTTGTATATCTTAGAAGGTACGACACAGAAATGCCTCAGTCACAGATGCGAAACTTTTTCGATGATATCATGCAGGAGTTTCCGGACCACGAGTTTAAAGCGGATCGTGGGTTATTCAGGATAGACAAGGAAGTCGCCGGGTGGTATTTCCCACTGTCAAAAGCAGTAATGCTTAAATCAATGCCGTTCCCAAACGTCACCTTGATTATCTTTGACGAATTCATCATTGGAGCAGGAGCATACCGCTACCTTCAAAATGAAGTCGTGACCTTCCTTGAATGTTACTCAACAATATCAAGAGACAGAGATGTCCCAGTATTATTCTTGAGTAACGCCGTTACATTCAGTAACCCTTATTTCCTATATTTTAACCTATCATTAGAGAAAGGACAGAAAAGAAAGCTACTAAAGGACATCCAACTAGAGACAGTTACAAACCCAGCCTATGTAAATCACGTAAAACAAACCAGATTTGGACGTCTGATAGACGGAACAGAATATGGGTCCTATTCAATGGACAACGAGTTCTTGCTAGACACGGATTCATTCATTGAAAAGATGGTTACAGCCTGCTTCTATGTTACAACGATACTAATAGACGGCTTCAAAATTGGCGTGTATAGGGACATGAACTCTGGTATTTTCTATCTATCAGAGAAAACTGATGACACAAGAAAGATAACAATAAGCCTAACATTAAACGACCATAACAATTCAACCGTATTAGCCACAAGGAACAACATAGTTATCAAAGGTATAATGGATGCTTTCTCTGCCGGCATGCTGAGATTTGAGACACAAAAAGTAAAGAATTTAGCATGGCCCATTCTAAGAAAGCTACTATAACAAATGGAGGGTTACAAAATGGCATACGAATTTACACAGGATTCTTTCCGGCAGTTCTCTGAGGAAGTTATCTCCGCGGGAGGAGATCAGGCCACCTTAACGACTTTATTGAGCCAGATGCAAGACGTTATCATTGATAATATCGGAAAAATGGAACAGCTTACGCAAAACAATGAGAACGTCACCAAGGAAAATGAGCGGCTCAAGAGTGCAAATATGGACCTGTTTCTGAGGATTGGTTCTCAGGCTGATGCCATTGAGAACAAGGCCAAGGAAACCGCCAAAGAAGAGCCGGTTGGAGTTGACGATTTTCTAAAGAATATCTATAAGGAGGATAACAACAATGGCAACTAAGAACAACCCTATTGCTAGCCCTGAAATGATGAACGCAATCCGCAATGATGCGAGTGACGCCTATAAGGCCGCTGTGCCTGTAGCCACTCCCGCAAATCTGGCTGACGTGGGAAATCCCATCCTTGCTTATGATGCAATGACAAACGAGTTTCTGAGTGCGCTTGTTAACAAGATCGTTGCTACAATCCTTTACCGCAAGATGTGGAACAACCCTCTGTCTATGCTCCGTAAAAACGCTGAGCCTCTGGGAGTTGACGTTGAGGAAGCCCACGTGAATCCGGCTACCGCTCAGGCATATGACGGCACTGAAACCGGTATGGCCGCAGTTCTGAAAATGACAAAGCCCGATGTGGCCGCCGCGTGGTATCGGCTGAACCGTCAGGATAAGTATCCCGTCACTATCAACAACGAACAGCTCACAAATGCATTTGTCTCCTGGAACGCACTGGAAAATCTTATTCAGGGAATTGTTGACAGTCTGTACAATGCGAACACTATTGACGAGTTTAAGTACACAAAACAGTTGGTGGTTAATGCAATCATCGACAACAAGCTGAAATCAGTCCTAGCTGTCATGCCCACAAACGAGGCCACCGGAAAACAGTTTCAGGTACAGCTCCGCAATATGTCCATGCTGTTCACATTCCCTTCCAGTGCATACAACAATTATAAGTTGATGGGCGGAACAGGAAATGAGCGCATCACCTGGAGCCCAATTGAAGATCAGTTGATTATTATCCGGGCCGATGTGGCGGCGAATATCGGTGTCGAAGTTCTGAGCGCGGCCTTCAACCTCAGTTACGCCGATTATCTGGCACGGCAGATTATTGTGGACGACCTAGGCGATGATGGCAAGACCCTTGCCGTGCTGGCTGACACTAAGGCATTTCAGATTCGCGAAAAGCTCCGCCGTTTCACCACCTTCTATAACGGGTCCGCGATGAACTGGAATTATTGGCTGCACGCATGGGACACCTTCTCTCTGTCTCCCTTCCACAACTGCGTGGCCCTCCGCACTGCGTAAGAGCAATTTAGGGAGGGGCGCAAGCCCCTCCCAATAGAAAGAAGGTGAAACCATGGCATTATGGAGACCCGAAACAACTATATATCTGTGCACAAATACAGGCATAGATCAGTATAACAAACCCTACTTTGAATCCAACGCCGCAATGCAAGGGTGGTTAGCTGGAAAAGTAAAAGCGTCATTCACCCAATACTCATATCAGCGAGCAGACGAGCGGCAATACTGCCGCGTAGAATACAATTATAACGACGCTCTTACATGCGACATTATCATGTGGCAAAATACCGGAACCGGACCGCGCTGGATTATCGCGAACATTACAGGGGTTGAGTGGGTAAACCCAAACACAACAACCATCTATTTTGAAGTAGACGCATTTTGCACCTACTGTGGGGACATAAACTGGCCAACCTCCTACAGCCTAGTGGAAAGAGAGCATGTCGTGAACGACTGGAACGGAGCTAATCCAAACTGGATTAACATTGGGATACCCGAAGGAATGGGAGGCACACCAGACCAAGTTGTATATGACCAAATAAAGGCATACGCACCAGATACATTTGTGGTATTCACTCCTTATGATTCTTCCGGACAACCAATGTTTGGAGGCACTGTAGAAAATAATGTGTTTAACGGCTTAACTATGAGAACTTTTTCAAGCGCAGGAGCCGTTAACAGCTATTTGCAGAGCGTAGCAGAATCAAGCGAGGGAAAGCTAGAGAATATCCTAGGCGTTTACTCCGTACCCGGCGATTTCCTATCCGATTTGTCAGAAGCAGTTGAAACTATTCCGCCGTGGCAAAGCGGCGGGGCAATTGGGCCAGACCTTTGCAGAAATGCGAAATGTTATTCTAGTGAATTTTGCGTGGCGCAAGTAGAAGGCATGAACAGCGAGACAGTGACATACAAACCCGAGCTAATCACAACACAAGGCACGTTTAACTTCCATATCTACGGGCGCTTTATCGGAGGTGGAGGAGGAATCATTGCAACGCCAGACGCCTATGACTACATGGGAAACCCTGGAGAATACGGGTGCGCAATCACCGTATTTCCGCAAGGTGCATGGGTTGGAAATCAATATGCTCAGTATCAACAGACCAACAAAGTAAACATTCTAGCAACCACAGCAAAATCAGCTGGATCTTTCATCCTTGCAGGAGCCGCCGCTGCCACAGGGGTAGGAATGGCCGCCGTTCCGGGACTCGTTGCAAGTGGCCTCAGTAGTGCGGCAAGTATTTGGGATGCAGATACAAAGGCCAAAAAGGGTTCAGCCGCTGTTAATGGCTCTGTGTCTTCTGACCCCATCCTAGCTGCCTCAATTGGCCAGTTTGGCTTCAAATTCCGCTGGTACATGTGCAACGAGAGCATCATGAAATCAGTTGACAGCTTTTTCGACCGCTACGGCTACAAGGTCATGAGGCTGAAAGTTCCAGAGCGCAACAGCCGTCCATGCTGGAATTTTGTTAAGACTTCTGAGGGCCACGTATCCGGTGCTATTCCAACCGTCTACAGAGAGCGCATTGAAGCAATGCTAAATGCTGGTGTCACATTCTGGAACGTAGGAGCAAGAGCCATCGGTGACTTTTCCAACCCGTCCGCTAACAAGAGTTAGGAGGTTGCCATGGAAACTGTAATTGTTGCTATACTCTCTCTAATCGGAACGCTAGTTGGAACTTACGCAGGAATTGTTTCAGCCAACAAGGTGACAGAGTGGAGAATAAAGCAAGTAGAATCTAAAATATGCACCCTATCAAAACAAGTGGAAGAACTTACAGCAACAGTGAACTACATACAAGGAAAAATGGAGGTACTACATGACCATTGAGTTTATAACAGTTGTAGCTCTAGTGCTCATTTATCTGGCAATCTATATGTTACTAATCCCGGTTGGAAAACGTCTACACTACATTATGTCCAGAACAGTATTCAAAAATAAACCGATCAACCATACCGCATATTGGCTGACATACATAATGGTAAATATTATTGTATCTCTCACAGGAATGATTATCATTTTCAACCTAGTAAAATACACTGCGGAGGTGTGGATTATATGACCAATCTATTGAAACGATTAGCTAACCTCATGTCCGTTAAATCCCTAGTAACAATCGCCCTGACAATCGTGTTTTGCATTATGGCATATAAACAGACAATCTCACAAGACTTTATGACCATATACTCTGTTGTTATCGCTTTCTTTTTCGGTGCTCAAAGTGCCAAGAGCAACAACCAGGAACTTCAAAACGACCTAGAATACGCGAAAACGAAAAACGCAGAATTATATAACCAGTTGATGGAGCTGTCAAAAGAAAACGCGGCCTTAACCGCTGAACTAAAGGAGGCGTACAACGATGCATCTAATCAGAAACTACCTGACGAATAACGATTGTTATAAAGCAGGAAAGCCTCTGAACATCCGAGGAATTATGGTGCACAGCACAGGGGCAAACAACCCATCCCTAAAACGCTACGTACAGCCAGACAAAGACGGTATTGGCGTAAACAAGAACGGTAATGACTGGAACCACCCCGGCATTGATACCTGTGTACACGCCTTTATTGGCAAGCTGGAAGACGGCTCCATTGCCACCGTGCAGACCCTCCCATGGAACATGCGCGCGTGGCACGCCGGTTCAGGCCGTTGGGGATCGGCAAATAACTCCTATATCTCTTTTGAGATTTGTGAGGACGGCCTTACAGACCCAGATTATTTCAACGCTGTATATACAGAGGCTATAGAACTCTGCGCCTATCTATGTAGGCTCTACAGGCTGGACCCATCACAAGAGGATGTCCTAATCTGTCACTCTGAAGGCTTCACTCTAGGGGTAGCATCCAATCACGCTGACGTTATGCACTGGTTTCCAATGCACAACAAAACGATGAACGACTTTAGAACAGATGTATATGCACTCCTGAAAAGCGCCGGTGGAGCATCCCCGGAAGAGATCGTAAGAGAATACCGTAAGACACTACAGGACAATGACGCAGAGAACTGGTCAGAAGAGGCCAGAGAATGGGCAATTAGAAACGGTCTTATTACAGGATACGAAGGAAATTACATGTGGCAGGATTTTGTAAATAGAGAACAATTAGTTACCATTCTTAAAGCCTTCAATAAAACATTGGGAAATCCCGTGCCGTAAACTACACTCAACTCCCGGCGTCTACCGTCAACTCCCGTAGAGGCAATTAAAGACCAGACCTTTTCTGTTATGGGCTAGGCTGGCCTCGTGAGACCAGTATAGAAAAGCCCAGTTAAGCCCAGAACAGAACAGGACACGACAGTTTATTATCCGATATTAGTTTAGGAGGCGTTACAATGAAAGTATTTATTTCACAGCCCATGATTGGATTTTCCAGGGAAGATGTTTTGAGGAGAAGGCAGGAGGTAAAACTGAGATTGTTCCATGAGCTGGGCGATTATAATATAGAGTTTATTGAACCACGCATTAGTTATTCTGACCCGATTCTGAATATCGGTGAATCTATTAAGAGGATGGCCGGTGCTAGTGTAGCTTATTTTATGCATGGATGGGAAAAGCATAGAGACTGCATCATTGAGCATGAAGTGGCCGTTCAATATGGAATAAGGTGTATTACGTATGAGGGTTAAAAAGCGCAATGGGCCGTTCTCTAAACTGTATAGTAGGATTTTGGGCTGGATTGTGGTGTTGTTTTTAGCCTGCTTGTTGGCTGGAGGGTTTTATCTGGCTCTGCTGTCTATCAAGTATCAGTACACGGGAGCTTTGGCTTGTTGGACCATATGTGCAACACCTATCGGAACGGCTGTTACGATTGTGCTAGGTAAGACCATAGACAAAGAGATACAGAACGTAAAAGGACCTAACGGAGAGGGACTTGATTATACAAACGGCGCAAAGGAATACAACGTGGATTCTGCGCCGGTTTAGGAGGTGGTAAGATTGTTTGATTGCTTTTTCGGTGCAAATCTTCCGGGCATAGTATTCCCATCTAACGGAGCTAGGGCGGAGGTCTTAAACGCACAGCAGACCATAGAAATTTATAACCGATTTATCAATATGGCGTTAAGCCGGTTTAGATGGACGGGCCTGCCGGACAGTTGCAATGAACGCGCGCTTGAAATGACGCTGTTGTTTTACGGCGTGGCGCTGTTCGCTAATGATCCGGACCTAGGGTATATCCATACAGCGGTAACTTTGCCGGGGCCTTTTAACATCTACTATGAGAGCGTAGTGAGAGAGGCGTATAGTTTCGAGTATCGACACAGATTTGACATTGATAATAGTGTGTTGATTAGAGCTAATAAGACTATGACGCCAGACTATCTTTCTATTTGGAACTATTCGCCCAAAATTTCAAACGCACTCAGAAGCATCGATATCCACACTGAGACTATCAAGAGACCATTTGCAATTCAGTGTGACGAGAAGGACAAGCAAAGCGCTATCACGGCGGCAAACAAAATTGCCGGGAATGAGATTGCTATTTTCGGCTCTAAGTTCGGTAACCCTGAAAGCGTGAAGGTAATGAACTTTGGCGTAAACTGCGTGCTGAATGAGATGTGGGCAAATGTGCGAAACTACATGCAACAGCTTTGTACGAGCTTAGGAGTCGATAGCCTTACAAGCGACAAGAAAGAGCGACTTATTTCTGCGGAGGGGCAGGGGCAGAGAAATCCCACGCGGCACATTATCGAGAGTGAGCTGTGGTGCAGGGAAAGGGCATGTGAGGAAATCAATACTATGTTTGGCTTGAATGTTGGGGTAGAGTTGAACGCCGTGGAAGACTTCATGGAAGAATTCATAGAGATGGATAGAGGTTTCCAGGAGGGAGGTGACGTCGGTGCGTCAACTAATAGGGACGAGCCAGATTAACCCGGAATTGGGGGAACTCGTTTCGGGTGGGTATGAAGTTTTCAACGACTGGTGGAACACCTTTATTCCAGAACATAAGAAGCACCTAGAGGGAAAGATTATAACATACTATTGGTTTAACCAGATCGGCGCGGAGACGCCGGACAGATTCAAGCATTTTCTTAACGCGGAATTGATGAAGATTATGCCATACTATAACAGGCTATATGAGAGCGAGCTAATTAAGTTTGATCCCATGTTGAATCAGTTGGTCAAGACTAATGGTAGAAACGTCGAGAATCTGCTTAGGGTAGCTAATTCCGGTGAGAATTCGGCAGCCGTCATGCTCAGGGATTTCGTGAATAGTCATAGGGATGACGAAAGCACAAAGGGGAATTTAACTGGCGCATATGATAGCACTTTGGATCACACGGCAGAAGAGACATATGAAAAGCAGGGCGACAAGACTTCTAAGGAAGTTGTTGACGAGGATGTAACCGGAACTAAAGATTCTACAACTAAGGTTGTTGATAACACGACTGAGGACAATTCTAAGGATATTACCAGGGAGCTCACTAAGGACAGGACACTGAATGAAACGGTAGAGACGACACGGGATACGACTACTAAGACAAGTGGATCTGGAACTAGCGATAGTACGCTGGAGAGGTCTGTCAATACGGACGGAACGAAGCTTTATTCGGATACACCTCAAAAGAATGTTAATTCTAGCGGGGGCGTGCAGAACAGTGTTGTCTGGAACTATCTGACCAACGCAACGCAAACAGGAGAGGACCAGAACACCGATGAAAGTACGCATACTAGCAACAGCTATACAGAGGATAAAACGGAGAAGGTAACAGAGAACACGACTAGGAACGCGACGGAAAACGAAACTGAAAATGAGACGGTTGGAGAGACTGAGAAAAAGAATAAGGACTATACGAGTGATACAACATACCATGAGGATACAACAGAGAACACAGATAGGACTACAGACTATAATGAAGATTGGCATGAAAACGGCAAGTCTAACCTCACCGAAAATACAACGGGACATAATGATACCGTTGAGGATACAACGGGAGAACGTCATACAGCTGGAATCGAGCAGGGCAAGACAGATGAAAAGCATACGCAAAGCAAGGATAGAAAAGAAGATGAGACGCAGACAAAGGAAAGCGGAATTGAGGAAGTTGTCAGCGGGTACGTTGGTATTAGTGGGTCTGAATTGCTGGCGGCTTTCCGTAAAACCTTCATCAACGTGGACGAAATGATTATTGAAGCCCTTAGAGGGTGCTTTATGGAGGTATTCTAATGAAAGATTGTTATCATGATTTTGACCATTGCTGTGAGCCCGATCCTTGCAAGCCTGAGCATTGCGACCCTTGTAAGCCGGGCCCCTGTGGAACTCCCGTTCCTCCGCCGGTTCGCCCTGTGGTGAATATCCCTGGACCTAACGTGCAAGCTCAGTTGTGCGAAATGGCTGGGCGGGTGAATGAGTGCATCCTGAGATGGAATCAAATTCAGCGTAACTGTTATGAGGCTCTTGATAGAGTGGTTGGCGCGGCTGTGTCCAATGATGTATATTATGATCGGGACGAGGTTGGCATGGAAACCGGTTATTCTGAGAATGACAGTTGCCCCTATCACGTTATCAAAGTGAAGTGCGTTGACAAGTGCGGCAAGCCTATCTTTATCAAGCTTATGCCTGCATTTGGAAATACTACAAATTCCGGGCTTGTGCAGAGTATTCAGGATGTTAGTTTTGTGACTAACGCCAACGCAATTATTAGTGCAACCACGGACGCGCCATGGAAGGGCGTAGCACGGTATATGGGTGCACCTATGGCTAGCACACCTGAGGGTGGCATTTTCTGCGGCGGATTCAACCGGCACGGGGCGCTAAAGATTTTCGGTGGTGACACTGACGAGGATACTCTGTGCCAGAACCAGGTGGTTGATCTCATTGGCTCTGTTATTCCCATCATTCTGGATGGTGAGATTACAGAGCAGGCTAAGGGGATGACCACCAAGCAGGCGATTTGCGCGATTGGTTATAAGTCCTCTAACGGTGATAAGGTATTCTTTAACTGCGGCAAGCAGGATGTGCAGGGTATGCAGGGTATCACTGTAGCGAATATCCTGAAAGGCATGGGTTGTACAACGGCTGTTATCACCGCGACTGCGGGCGGCGGCATGGAGTATCTAGGTAGCCTCACCTCTTCCCCTGACAACTGGCAGATGCCTAAGAACTCCGCGTATTGGGTGGTTAGCAAGCGCCCTTTTGAGGGATGGTGCAATCAGTTTGAGAGCTCTATTGCGCAGCTGGTGCAGAGAGTCGGCGGCCTGAAAACTGACATTGACTTTATCAACCATGAGGTTGACGAGGTTAGCGAGGTAGCAAACAAGGCGTGGGAGCTGGCGCAAAAGAACGCGGACGATATCGTGGAGATTAAGGCGGACATTGAGAGAATCGATGGAGAAATCACAGCACTGGAGGAGCGCATTACTACCGCAGAGAATGACATCAAAGCTCTTGATGCGGCTCTAAAAAAGGAGATTCAGGACCGGAAGGACGCTGACGCGGCAGAGGCGCAGGCGCGGCAGGAGGCTGACGAGGCGCTGGGCAATCGGATTGACAAGGAAATCGCGGACCGCGAGGCCGCTGACGAGCAGTTAAATACCGCTATTGAGACTGAGAAGGCGGAGAGGACCGCCGCTGACGCTGTGCTCCAGGGAAATATCAATCAGGAGGCTATTGATCGGGCCAATGCGGACCTGAAAATTGAGCAGAATCTCAATAAGGAAATTGTGAATCGTACAGAGGCCGACCAGTTGCTTCAAGACCAGATCAACGGGCTCACTACTGGGGACGTGCCGCTTCCGTACGTGAAGAAGGCCGGTGACACAATGACCGGTGATCTACAGATGGAGGGCTCCGCCGTTGTTAAGCTGGTAGACGGCAAGACGGTTAAGGGTGCTTTTTACCGGGATAATGGGGATGTGTGCGTTAAAAGCGAGAGCGGAAACGTTCGGATTCTGGGAGCGGCTACTCTGCTTACCAATGCGGATAATGGCGCGGGACAGCTCAAAATTGGAGCCATTACCATCCAACAGCATATGAGCGGAGATATTCCCCATCTGGATATCAACGTGGGCGCTGACGCGGGTGCTGTGTACGTGAACAGAAATGGGATTGACGGTGGTACTGGTGAGCTGTGGGTCACTGAAATTCATGCTCCGAACGAACTGAGGCTTGCACCGGGTACGAACGTCAATGCTATGGATCACAGGATTACGGGAGTTGCGGACCCAGTTGATGACGGGGACGCTGTGAACAAGAAATATCTTGACAGTCACGGCCCTGAGTATACGTTACCAGTTGCTAGTGCTACCACTCTGGGTGGCGTAAAGGTTGGTGCTAATCTGACGATTACGCCAGATGGTGTGCTGAACGCTACCGGCGGAGGCGGCGGTGGCGGTACGGAATATGTTGCCGGAGAGGGTATCGTTATTTCCGGTAACACTATTTCGACCGACCCGACTAAGGTTCCTACTAAGGAGGAACTGGAGGGCTATCTGCCGCTGGCTGGTGGGACGATGACCGGAAACATCAAGTTTGACAGTGATTCTGATTATGTGGGTGCTCTTGTTTCGGACCAAGACCATGTAATTATGATGGGGTCCCAAGGCGAGGGCGCTATCATGGGGTCTGTTAGCGCGGGGCATAGTCAGACGCAGGTTGATGCCGTTATCAATGCGAACTTGAATAGCAAGAAGGCCAGTGTGCAGGCTACTAGGACAACGGACGGTGGGAGTAATGTCGTTATTGAGGCGCAGGACCCGGATAGTGCGAACGCGGTGAGTGTCAAAGTGGGCGCTAAGGCGGCGGACGTGACGGGGGCTACGCTTGCGGTATACCGCGAGGGTGCTAAAAACGTAGTAGAAGTTACGTCTGGCGAGTTGAGGTTACCAGAGAAGTCTGACCACGTGTGGTCGTTGTCTACCGCTAATAACGGGCTTGCTTATTTCAATTTTGACGGTGAGGGAGTTATGGGGCTTTCTCAGACTACGCCCGATGACAAATACCTTACCATGGAGGGGCACAGAATCACTAATGTAAAGGACCCTGTGAGCAACCAGGACGCGGCAACCAAGAAGTATGTGGATAGCAAGGTTGGCGGGGATTATTTGCCGCTGGCGGGCGGGACGATGAAGTCTAACGCTGTAATCGGAAAGACAGGCGGCCTAACCATTGGCGCAGAAGTTGATAGCGGCGCAGGTATCTACATGGCAGATAACATGGGTGTTGCGGTGTATTCCGGAGAAGAGACTATTGCCGTTTCGCCTAACTCTAAGGGCACTTCAAGTGGGCAAAAAAAGTCCCTTATGCTGTGTAAGTCCGGTGGTAATAACATTATTCACTGTGATACAATGCGAGTTGCGGCAGTTGGGGACCCGGTCGAAGATTTAGACGCAGTTAATAAGAAGTACGTAGATGCTATTTCTAGCGGCTCTGTGTCTGGTACTACGGGAGAAATCATCAATTATGACGGTACTAAAGTGACATTGAACTTTGTGTTTGGCAAGGACTTTGAGCAGGACGGAGATATTGTAATTAAAAATGGGCTTGTTTATGTGCCAGTAAAGTCTAAGAGTGCCTCTTCTGACGCAGGTAGGCGAGTCTTTGATATTGCTGTAAGCAAGAACGCTGTAAGCCCTGGCGTCGTAACATTTATTGGAACTGAGGTTGGGGGAGGCGCAACAGTGGGCACTGGTGACGGCAGCATTTTCTTGAGGACAACAACTATGGTGTGGCGCGTTTTTGGTACTTACACGGTTGTAATCGGAACGAACATTGATTTAACGGGTTCCGGGGTGCTCCTACCTCTTTCCTTTGACAGAACGTAATGGAGGTATATCATGAAAACATATTTCATTGAGCTTGATCCCGCAAGTGACGCTGTAGATTTCGACTGTGATTCTACGCATGTTTATATAGTTGTGGTAGATGGAATCACTTTTGGGCCGTTCAAGTATGCTGAGGGTGCTGGTATCCCGTCTCAGGCGACACCGGCTAATGACCCGTCTAGCGTGTTTGTGGGTTGTGAGCATAATAAAATCACGGTTCATTTCTCTAACCCTGGTGCGTATGGTCATGTGGAGCTCCTGGAGTTTGAGGATTTAGAGGAAGTGATTGGTGGCGTTACTTCTTTGCTGGCGGATATTAAGGTTTCGCTTGCCGAAGCTAATAGTAAGCTTGCAGACATTGTGACAAATACAGGAAGAATCCAGTAGCCTAAATAGAGGCCGTGAACGTGATACGCGTTTACGGCCTCTTCTATTAACGCCGAGTTAGCATATGCTAACTAAGGGTGTGTTAAACCTGTATTTCTATGGACGTGTTTAAGGCATGCTATTAGAAACGATTTTTTAGGTATCGAATCTGACGACCCCCTATAC